TCAAACATCGTGTCCTGAGCGCGCTGCTGGATTTCCATCTGCTGCGTTTGGACCTGGGCCATCTTGGCGGGGTCGCCTTGAGTGCGGTCAGTTTCCATTTGNAGNCGCTGCTGATCNAGCTGGATCTTCGCNTGCGACTCTGCCGCACGTGTCTGGCTNTCCATCATGCGAGCGTCAGCATTGCTCTTGTCATTCTGGGCCTTAGCCATGGCCTGCATAAGCTCTGGCGGGGGCTTGCCCTGCGCGGACGGCGGGATCATGAACTGCTGCGGGTTGGACCAGCCAAGGGCCTGTAGAGCCGCCGTATCGACCGCAATAGGGTCGTATAGAGACGGGTTCGAAGCCACCAACTGCTTCAGCGCTAAAACTTTCATCAGGCGCTGGGTCTGGCTTGACGTATTGGGATCAGCCTGCGGGACAAAATAGTAATTGTCCAAAGCATCCAAGAACGTCTTTTCGTCCCACGGATACGCAGTTTTGCGGCGCTTTTGCCAAAAACTATCAGGGTGATCTTTGAAGCACTCAACCAACATCTCAAATTCTTCAGATTGAGCTGCGTGAAGGCGCTTATGAACCGAGTTAAGAACTTTTTGGGCTTGCTCGATCATGGCAAGCGTTGTGCCCACGGGAGCATCGGGCTTGCCCTCGGTCACCATGACCTCAGAAGTCCCGCCAACGCGCATGCCGGTCTCAGCCATCTGAACAACAAGGTTCATGAGAGCGCCAGAGGGTTCTTTGTACGGCAAAGGCATGATGGCTTGGTTGATGGGCATGCCATTTGTCTTGACCAAGGCACCCCCACCAGGAGGAACACGGAAAATATTGGTGTTCTGCCGGGCTCCGGTATCCGCCATAAGGAAACCGGGGAAATTGTTGTACATTCCGGCGTCTAATAGCTCTCGCCACGCAGCCGTAATAGCGTTAGTTGTATTGCCAAGTATATGAAGTAAGCCAATATCGTAAAAGCCCATACCAGGCACAAAAGTATATTTAACAAAACGGCGCTTTGCGACCGGAAGCTCTTGGTCATCTTCTGCATAGTTGCGAACAATGGACAGAACCTGATTGGAGGACACATCGATGGTCACGATGTATGGGATTTCCAAGCCAGATGGCCTTTTTTTGTGCTTATGCTCAAACCCGACCAGATCAAGTTCGCAATAGACCTCATAGATCTCGCGATCCCGGTCATCTGGGTTCATTGATTCGGCGCTGATGCCCTGCTGAGCGTTCTTTTCGCGTTGAACGCTGTCAAGATCCGGGGCTTTAGGGGTTGATAGATCAATGTCCCTGTAAACCCCAAGAATTTGAAGCCTTTTGACGGTGCTGGGACGCATATAAGACCGATGGGTGATCCTTTTTGCGTTTCTGAGGTCTGTCGCCGAGTTATTGACGATCAAATCGTTCGCATCGACGCTTTCGGACACCGGACGATTGCGCAACGGGCAGTAATACACCTTCTTGAAGCTTGTGCCGCCAAAGCCAAGCATAAGAAGCATACGATCCGTGTCGGGATAGTACTCTGTAGCTGTTGCGGTCAAGTAATGATTGAGATCATTNTCNAGCGCATTGGCTAATTGGTCGTTCTGAAGGGTTGCATTGTTGTTGTCGTTGCGAATTTTGACTGGTCCATCGGTGGGCAANAGCTCAGAACGCGCATTTGCTTGGAATCGCAGCACTGCTTCAAGCAGCAGCGGATGTCGGACCTTACTCATGCCCTCAATCGGTGCGCCATCTCCGCTACCCTGCAAGCCGGGGATCTCAATTTTAAGCCCAAGGAGCTTAATTCCCTGCGCACGATCCTCAATCCAGTCGTTTCGGCTGGAGATATCGTCGCGGATGCCCCTTAAAAGCTCTTGGGCAATGTCATTCAGGTGGCTTTCGGCCACATCCTCGACCAGATTGCGATACCAATCGGTTTCATCGCGCTCTTGGCGGTTATCATTGATGGGTTTGCCGTCCAAAGANATGGTAATTGACCCATCGGAATGCTCAATTTCAAGGATTGCGCCGTCTTTGTCAGCTTTTTCCGTGTCATGGCCGTCATCAATGATCTCAACAACGACATCGCCNTCGCCAAGGTTCTCTTCCTCTGGCGGGGCTTGCCTGATGTTTCCCATGAGACCCGGTGTCATTGGCATGAAGGCTATCCCTTATTCAGGCCAATGGCTTCCATCTCATCAATGAAGCGCCGAATGCCTTCTTGAGCCGCAATAGTATCGGATTGCGCCATGATTTCATAGTGGCGAACGTAGTCATAGGGATCTTGACCCCAGACCTCAACCCGGAAGTTGCCTATGCGGGTTGGCGTATTGGGAGTAATCACATCCACAACAGCGCTTGCAAGTACCTGAGACATGTCAGTTCCCTATTGGATGCCCAAAACTCTACAGGATTTTCATTAAACTGGATAGAGTGGCGTATATTGATTGTTGCCTTTGAACAGAAGGCCCTCATTAACTTCTTCCCGGAACTCCTCGGCGCGCATGATAGCCCCCGTCTCGCGGAGGTGCCTCATAGCCATGCTTACGGTATCGACAAGATCGTCATGCTTGCCCTTGGGAAACTGCCCCACCTGGGAAATGACCATCTCGGCCCATTGTCTGATGGGGGCATAGACAAGCCCTTCAGCAAACAGATGCTGAATTGAATACAGCCGCGCCAGCTTGTCTTGGGATTTTGGGTCAAACATGTGGACGCCAAACTTTTCAAACCCGTACATCCGGCGAATTTCTTGAGCAACCGAGAACCCTGCAGCTTTATTTTCAATGAGCAGGGTATCCACTTTTAGGCGGCGGCAAGTCTCAGAGACTTTCAGAACAAGATCGTGCAGTTCAAAGCGTCCCTGCCACGCATGCATCAGCATAACCCTTGGCGCGGTCTCTGTGTATTGCCGTGAGTATTCCATTCGGTCACCATGGCGGCTACCGGCATGACTAGGCGCTTGAACAGAAACGTCACTTGTAAACACGCCCCATACTGTCATAGCTGACGGATCGTTTTGGCTCTTGGTTGTGTATGCGGTGTCCAGCGTTGCTATGATTAAGTCCATACTTGGGAAGTGTGGAGACTCCCACGGTCTCCACCACTCACGTTTGATAATACCGCCGCCTTTGGGTTCAGGGCGCTGTTGAAGCTGACCAGCGGCAGACCATGGACCAAGTTGCTTTTCAAGAATGGTGACTTCGGTTTCGCCAAAACGATCTGGCCAAAGCAACTCGCCTTCTCGGTCATCAAGCTCAACTTGAGCTTCAGGGCTGACGGCTATTCTGTTGCCATCTTCATCTATTTCAACCAGAGGCTCCCCATCATCATCGCAGCCACGGGGATCATTCCAACCAATGGATGTAACGGAGTGCCGGGACCATTCGTATCTCATTGGAAGACAGAGATGGGTCCACTCGCCTTCATCCTTGGACATGATGTGGCCGGTCAGATCTTCTTCTGACAGCCTCTGCTGGATGACCACAAACGCACCTGTTTTAGGATCGTTGAGGCGGGTTGAGAGCGCGCCATCCCACCATTCGATAGTCGATGCGATAGTTGCTTCCGAGAAAGCTTCCTGAGCTGCGTTGGGGTCATCGACCACAATAATCGATCCGCCTTCACCTGTGAGAGCAGAGCCTACGGATGTGGAAAGCCGGGAGCCATTCTTGTCATTGTCAAAGCGCCCCTTGGTGTTTTGGTCNGAGGTNAGCTTGAAGCGGTCGCCCCATAGTTGCCTGTACCAGGGGCTTTCAATGAGGCGGCGGCATTTGACGCTATCACGCAGGGACAACTGTTGAGCATAAGATGCATGAAGAAACTGTACGCCCGCGCCAGAGGTTGGACTGGTGTGAGACTGCGCCCATACCCACGCAGGNAACGCGCACGAGGTAATGGATGACTTCCCCATACGTGGCGGGATGTTGATGATGAGCCTGCGAATTTCGCCGTCAGCTACAGCCTGCAAATGCTCAGCTATAGCTTCAATGGGCCAGCCCTCAGTGAAGGGTGACGCATCGATGTATTTCCATGAATGTTTCAAGAATGTGTAAAGGCTTTCTTCGCAGTCTACACGGTCAAGCTCAGCAAGCTGTTGCTCAATGTCAATCTGTTGGCCGTCAAGGGTAAGTGTTGTCATACCTTTGGGGCCATCTTGTAGAAGTGCATTTCTGGNTGNTGNACTAAAGCATCACCGTATAGATCATCAAAGCCGTAGTGATAGATCACCATGGCCGGAATCCATTTGCCCATCAGAAGGCGAGCTTTCCAGCGACGTTTGGAGATATTTTTTGGCATGAGCAGCCCCCTGTTCCAGTTTAATATAGTCTACCGCGCCAAAACATACTATAATCTTGTTGTCATTAAAGGGGGAATGCAATGCGCAAAATCATCATAGCTATCTTGGGCATGACAATGCTACCTGCTATAGCTTATGCTTCATGCACCACACACACCTACTACGTTAATGGAAAATTAACAACTTGCACAACTTGTTGCACAGGCAGCATGTGCAATACGACCTGCTATTGATGTTT